AAAACATAAACATATTTTAATGGTGTATTTTTGAACCAATCTTTTCTTGCTTGTCCTTCTAAAAACTGAATTTTAAGAAACATAGCAACACCTTTATTTGCTAATAATAAACTTTTACTCACAAATTCCTTAGCTAGTGAATAAGGTGGGTTTGTTATAATCCAATCAGGATTAATGTCAAAATCATCATTGATAAAATCCCTCAATATAGTACAACCATATCCTCTATCCACCAAATCACTCCCAGTAACTCTAGCATTCGGATAAAACTCTTTTATTACATCAGCTATATGCCCTTGACCTACACAAGGTTCATAGAAGTGTTCTCCTCTTATTTCAGCATTTCTAAATAAATCTCTTACACTCTCTCTGTCTGTAGCATAAAAATCGTTATCTACCCTTTCATAATTAACACTCCCACCAACCAAGCTAGTACCTTTTAATCCTCTGTCTCGATTCATCTGTTTGTCCTTAATCATTAATATCGTCTATATCAGCCATACCTGCCTTGATGTCTTCCAAAACAGCTCTATAATTTTTACCTAGTAGTTTAGCATCTATTGCTTCTATGTTCGCTATCTTAGTATCGACATCGGCATCTGAAGTCTTCATTCTATTTTTTAATGCTACAAGTTCTCTGTCGCTTTTATTGCTTAAATCTAACATCTTAATCATTTAATAATTCCTCTGCTAATGTTAAATAATTTCTTGCATCTACATAGCAATCTTTTAGTGTTTCATCTATTGCTGTTACACTTCTACTTATCTTAAGTAAAGTCATCATATTAGCTACCTGTACAGGAGATATTCTTGTTCCAATATAAGAACTCCATAAGTTAGCTATTCTCCCGAAAGACTCTTCTGCTGAACCATATTGTGAAGCTCTTTGTTTTAGTATTTCTTTATCTTGTTTTGTTTTCATCTTATTTCCTCTATTTTTATTATTGTTTTTGGTTCAAAGCTATAAACTTTTTTAACAATTATTTCGACTATTTGACTATCATCATTATACACAATTTTATTCATTGCATCAAAACAACTTTTACTTAAATTATCAATATCTGGTTTTTTTACAACATAAGTTCCCTCAAGAGATAATCTCTTTTTGGTTGAAAAGCTTTTTGGGATTTCCATTTCAAATGTAATATACATTTTAAGAGGCAAAGAAGCATCAAATGGTGTAAAATTACTATTAGCTATACTTTCTACTACCTTGGCTCTTAAAAAGCTTTTATAGCTATTATATGGCTCCTTATAATATGTACTCCATCTAGTTACTCTAGGTCTTGAAGCTGCAATTGGATTTCCAAATATTACTAGCTCATACATTTTAACTCCAGTTCTTCTATTGCCTCTGTGTCAATCAGTCTTTCAAGCATTTTACAAAGTTTTTCTTTTGAAGAAGAAAACCCCAACTGTATTCCTGACTTGTAATCAAATGCTACATATAAAGAGCATTGATTTCCTGTTGAATCTTTTTTTGTGACATAAATTATTCTATTATTAATAATAAAAGAATTAGCTTTGGTAACTTTACCAAAACTAAAACTAGCACTACTGCAGAGGCTAATATTTCTCACTAAAAATCGAATGGAAAGTCATTGCTTTCAACTGTAACATTATGTAATGGAGTTCCTGTAACTGACTCCTTACTTCCAACTCTTTTATCAACGACAAAGTCAGCAGTATGTATTTCCAACCATTTGTCTTTAAATCCAGATAGATTGTTAAATTTTTCATTTCTAGTTTGATTAGTTTTGTAGTCAAGAAAATGTTCAACCTCAAATTTTATATCTGTTTGAGTAGTATTGTTATATTTATCTTCTAATTTTTTAATAATTAATGCAGAAACTTTTTTCCCAATCCATTCTGTAACAATATCTTTCTCAACTGGTACTTCTGCTTTTGAATCATAATCCCATAACATAACTTGTCCAAGTCTAGTTTCAGGAAACTCTCTATCNTATCCAAGTAAATTATCAAGATTTTTAATTTTATTATAACCAGGAAGNGGNTGTTTGTTNCCATCTTTATCAAGATAATANTCTTTACTNCCTTTTTCTGTTCCAGAAGTTATATATTCTACTATAGAAAACTTAGCACCATTATCTTCTTTAAAATGGATAGTAATATTNTATGCTCCTCCTAATGATTTTCCTGCATATGCTTTTACTATTGTAAATTTATATAATCCAGTTGCATCTATTTTTGCAAATCCAGCTCCACCTACTCTATCTTCTACTTTTTGTACATCACTTGCTGCTTTTAAATCTTTGAAAAAACTCATTTTATTTCCTTTTTTTGTTTATTATTTTGTTTGTTTATCGAAATTGTAGTAGTCACAAATAGCATCATCTACAAATCTTAAGTCATTTTCTATTCTAAATGTTTCAAACATTCCTTCTGGGCTCTTGGCTGTATCTGCACCACTATTTTGAGTAGTGAAGAAATAGTTTTGATTTTCCTTTTCTGCATTTAGCACAATAGTAAACATCCCCTCTAAAGTAATTTTGTCATCTAACATTTTACCAATTGTTTTAGCTTTCTTTGAACCATCTGCAGTTGTTTCTGTATGCTGTAAAAAGTAAACTCTAACATCATCATCAGTTTTCTCATTGGCTGTAGTAATTAGGCTCCACATATTTTTAGCCATAACACTAAATTTATCGAACCCTTTATCGGCAGACTTATTCATAAACTCATTTGCCATTAAATATTGAGCATCATCTATGATAACAACTTTTTTACCAAGAGATTTTGCTTTTATAATTATGCTTTCTATCACATTATATTTATCTGTAGATATTATGCTTCCAGATAATCCGTCGCTACTTAACTTTGTCCATTCTGAACTCCTAAACGGAAATGGTTTTGATATAGACTTTATTACTATTGTCTCTTTTGGATTCATAGATTTTATACTTCTACTTTTCCCTCTACCACTTTCTCCTAGAATCATACAAGATACTCCCATATTTTTCTCCTTTTTTTAAAATATTTTGCAAAATATATTGGACTTATATAAATGTAATTTAAACTTCTGTACTTATATTTGTGCTAATTAAACATATTTCTTGACCACCACAACCAAAAATTTTTAATATTCATACACCTATGTTTACATTTAATGCCAATTTTATTATGCTAATTCTCTTTCATATTCTTTTTTAATCACAGTTTTCATCACAGTGCTTTCTATCTCAAGCTCCCCTAATGGTTGCTCTAATTTGTTATTCATATCATTAACACTATGTCTTATATTTTCACTATTCATACCATCGTCTAACAATGCTAATGCATATTTTATTAATGTATTATTTCTTCCATCCTCATCTTTATAGTTAATCAAAAACCATCTTTGCAGAGTATCACTGTTTCCTATTTTTTCAATTCTATCCCTGTACTTACTTTCTTTTGGAGTATTTGGAATAAAATCCATAACATCAAATAATTTACCATCATTGTAAAAATATTCACCAGCAAATGATTCCCATTTTCTTGCTATATCGCTCGTTTGCTCATCGCTCTTAAAAGGGAGCCAAGTAAATACATTCTTCATAAACTGTTTATAATCACCAGGATTTAACTTCAGCATATGACTCATTGGTAATATAATTCTATATCTGTTATGAGCTTCAGTATTTCTCTTGGTTGTAGCAATAAGATACGTAAAGTCTTTTAAGAGTATTTTGCACACTTCTATCGGTAATCCACTGTCAACATCAAGTATCAACAAATTAAAGCCTTCTATGGCATTCTCTGACTTCCTATGACCATCAGTAAACGAATGGGCAGTATAATGAAACCCAGTTTTACAAACTAGTTGATGTAGCTTTTCAAAAGAAGTTATCGCCGAAGTAAATCCTTCAGCAATGTCTCTACTCCAAGAGCAACCAATAGCATTAATGTCTGTTTTAAGAAGAGATTCTCCTTCGAAAAACTCAACACCATCTTTGATAGTGTTCTTTATTATTATGTTATTATTATACCCATAAGCTATGGCTAAATGCATAAGTTCTCTTTTTTGTGCTTCTGTTCCTCTGTAAAAAGCTAAATCTTCTAATAAATCAACTTGAGTAACTTTTTTATTGATACTTGCAATATATTTTGCTAATCTAACATACGCTTTGTCTCTCGCTAGCATTGATTTAAAACATAAAGTAGATTGTTCTACTAAAGAAATTGCATTAAATAATGTTTCAGAAGTTATCTCATTCTCTCTACTGATAAACGTATAAGCACCAGCTAATTTTAACGCCCTCCAATAACTATGCCTAATTACTGCCTCTAATATTCCTTCGTGTTCTTTTAAATTATTTGCTTTATTATCACAATCTATTCTATATTGAATGAGTTCTATAGTTGTTTCTTTTGATAATTTTATGTGCTTATTGTAATGTTCGCCTCTCGCTAAGTCTTCAAAAAAATAAGATAATTCATCCAAATCCGAATCAACAGTAGAACTCATAATTTTTTCATACATTTCCTCGGCAGTTAGTTCCGTGCTTCTTGTGTTTTTATTTATAAATCCCACAATAAACCTTCTGGCATATCCTGTTTCTAATAGTTCAAAAAATTGTTTTTCAACATCCCCTCCATCTAATAACTTAGATTGCGTTCCAAAACAAAACAAATTACTTGGTACTGCTCCTCTTAGGTCACTATTGCCACCATCGGATTTAATTAGTTTTTGTTTACTATCGCCCATATCGTATGATTCTAGTTGGATAGCCAATGTTTCTTTATTGTTAGATAAATTGCTTCCAATTTCATCAACAATATTATTTGTTGCTCCAATTCCAGCCATAGATAGCTTAGCTCTCATAGCCTTAAATCCTTCAGGAGTTGATGCTCCAAATTGATATATAAACTTAGGCAGTGCATTGTATTCTTTGTCTATTGTTTTTCTTGAATCAGCCATCTGAAGTCCAGCTATCATAGAGTAATCTGTAGCTACTTGCTCAAGATTAAAGCTAGAGATATCAGGCAACATTTTATTCATAAATTTATCTTTAAATTTTTTGAATATTTCTTTTTCCAAGACATTCATAGAAGCATTTTTTGAATACCCAGATGGTGCTAAATCAAGTGCATACATATTGACTGGTATATTTGACGTTCCTGCGAATTCAACAGTACATCTCATATTTGAAGCTAATTCTGAAAATTTATATGCAACCATAACCCTAAAAAAGCTTCTATCTTCGTTCCCTGTCTTAGAAACTAATATATCAACTATTTTTTCTTGCATTTTATTGTATTTGTATTCCATTTTTATCCTTTTTTGTTGAAGCTAAACTTTGCTACACCAATTTTATTTAATATTATTTCGTGTACATCGTAACTGAATATGATTTTATTTAATTCATTATCTTTATTATTAACCATTTCAATGATAGTTTTTACATAATTATCAAAATCATCTACTTGTTCTGACTTTATTATTTTGTTATTGTTATAAAAAATAGCAGTAGTTGGATATATATTTTTACTAATATATATATATTCACCAGTCATATTTTTACGTAATCTGCTCATACACTCAGGCTCATCCCGTCAACAATAATTTCTTTTTTCTTTAACTCAGGGAAATTTAATCTTTCAACCAATCTATTGAATATTTCTCTTTCTTCTTTTGTCAATACACTACATACATACACAACTTTAAGCTCAACAGTATTCAGATCCATTTCTGTCTGTAGCAACAATAATTTATCAAGATAATAAAATGTGCTATCTCCCATAAGTTTTACTTCTACCCCATCAATACTTGATTTTGAATGTGCAATTATCTTTATCACACTAATCCTTCCTTTTTATATTCTAGATATTGTTCACATATATTTGTAAAATTACAATATTTACATCTTTTTATTTCGCCTTTAATTAGAATAACAGCACCACCTTCTGTATCTCTCTTATGATTTGCTTCAAATTCATTTGAAAATACTTTGGTTGCTCTACTGTAATTAACTATACCAGCTTTATTTTTCTTGTAATATTTATATTTATCTGAAGTTCTCCATAATTCTTCATCGGAACATCTAATTAGTTTACTATTATCTAATGATTCATATAGAGACACCTGAGCCAATTTATTTATAATCCAATCTTCAGTCTCAGAAATACTTAAAAGCTTTATTTTGTGGCTTATAATTCGTTTCTGAGGGTATTGTGAATCCTGTATTGCTTTCATTGCTGACCAATCTGTAAATACATATTCAATATATCCATAATCGTCTGTAATTATATCTTGGTTGAGCCATTTATAAATACTCATTTGTAGTTTATAATCTTCTTCCTTTGAACCAAATATATATGAATATACAGATGTACTTTTTATATCACAAACAGATCCTCTAAAGACAATATCAAATTGTCCAGAAATTATAAAACCATTTATTTCTTTTTCACTTCTTCGTTCCAATATGACTTCGTCATATATGGACGAAGAAGCTATGTATCCAAGTGATTCCATTATTTCAACAACTTTATCTTTGTTTTTCCAAGCTTTTTCAACACTATCGTGTATTGCCGTTCCCATACTTGATTGAATTAAGTTCTCGGAATCAATTTCTCTAATATTATCCTTAAACCTTCTTCCTAAAATTATTTGTCTTGTTGGCTTCAGTAATCCAGTTACACTAATTGCATTACTTCGTTCATCGTGGTTGTAATTGTCCATTAATGCCCATATAGCCAATACTAAATTCATATCTGTATTGTTTGTGTATTTTATCATTTATTTTCCTCTTTTAAACTGTTGGCAAATGAACTATTCCCATTGCTTCTAATAGACGGTCAAACACTTCCAGATGATGAAATCCAGTAGCTCTTAGAGGGGATTTATCTATCATTGTTACAAATTTCATCGTATCTATATCTCCTAGTTCAACTCTTAAAGATAAAACTCCGTGATGCATTATTAAGTAGTTTAAAGTAATGATTGTCATAATAATTGAACTAAAGCCTTTTTCTTCAAATGCTTCATTATCAACCTTCTTTAGGTTATTAAAATACTTTTCAGCCAAAAGAATATCTTGCTTATTAGTTAACAATGGTTTTTTCTTCAATTTTCTTTCTAGTTTCAGTATTCTTTCAACCAATGATAATAATTTTTTATCTGTTGTTGAGGAATGTTGTTTTGTTATTTGGTTGTAGCTTAATAATAAGCTTATTAACACTGCTTCTTGCACATTTGTTAATTTTACATTCATATACTGTCCTTTGATAATTTTATAAATTGTTGTAGTTTTTTCACTGTTCTAAAATAAACAGATAGTGCATCTTCATCAGTAACCAATATATTAACTTGATTTTGAAATATTTGTCTTCTAACTGATTGATAAGGACTTTGAGTGTTGTATCCCAATTCTAATAAAATAGTATCTAATTTTTCTTCTCCTAAATAGAGATATATATCTTGAGCTTCAAAAAACAAATCAGCTACATATTCTTGGTATTTATAAACTGATTTTCTGAAATTATCTTTATCAAAAGACGAAATAAAGTCAAATCTTTCTCTATTTTGGTTCTTCATCACGTAAAAATAGTCTGGAGACTTATCGAATATTCTTGCAATCCGTCTTAATGATTTATCTCTCATCTCTTCTCCATCCTTTCCTGTATTATATGAAGTCTTTCTTTAGCTTCTAGATAAGCAGCTCTAGCTTCTTCTGCAGTGTCGAAATAACCTAAATGAATTCGTTTACCATTTAGTTTAATGGATGCCTGAAATTTATTATCGCGTTTGTGAAAACAATAACCTTTGTCTCCACGATTCCATTGGTTCTCTTGCCTAGTAACTAACCTGAGGTTCTCTATGTTATTGTTTGATTTATCTCTATCAATATGGTCGATATGTAAGTTGTCAGTGATTTCTCCGTTATGATACATATAGATTAGTCTGTGGGTTTTATACAATTTTCCATTTATCTTAATTTGTCCATAACCGTATGTATCCAAGCATCCAGCTTCTTCTCCAGCTAAGGCACTACCGCTTCTTTTAAATCTATTAAATAATTTTCCATTTTCATAGTAGAATAATTCTTTTATTAACTCTTGTGTTATTTTCATTCTCTGTCTCCTATTTTTAATTTATCTCTCGTCTCGTCGCCACCCCTTCGAGTAACCAAACTTTTTTAATTTGTTTTGTACCGTAGCACTGCTTCTATTAAGCAGTATGCATAATTCTCCTATTGACAAGCAAGGGTTTTCTTTTAGTATCCTATGAAGTTTTACACTATCTCTGTTACTCCAGCTTTGTCTTTTTCTCATTCTTTGTCCCCTATCTTTTTTGTATTATATGAAGCTCTTTTTTAGCTTCAAGATATGTGGCTCTTGCATCTTCTTCAGTGCTAAAATAACCTAAATGGATTAGTTTACCATTAAGTCTAATTTGTGCTAGAAACTTATTGTTAGCCTTATTAAAATAATAACCTTTAGCATTAGTGTTAAATAGATTTTCCTGATGAGTTACTA